TTTGCAAAAAAACGCCATTTATCGGCAATTAAGGCGCAAAAAACATGCTCCCTGAGTCCAACTTGTGATCCCGCAAAGCCTACAGCGCCTTTTCTAATAAAAACCGTTCGCGATATTAGTCTGGACATAGCCGCAGATATATTATCCGCGGCTACCGGGATCGCCTTTTGACGTAGTTTGTTTATGTTTTTAACTATTGCCATTATTCTTTTTCCACATTCATAACTTTTAATTTAGAATAAAATTGTTCGTAATTTTCATCTCCAGAAAAATCAAAAGGATCATATTCGCCCTTGCCCCATGCTTTGGCTTTTTTAATAGCATCAGTTTTACTTGTTGCATCGTCAATGTAAATTGTTTTTTCTACATGACATGGTATTCTAACTTTAACACTATAATATTTCATGTTATTCTCCTGTTTTTATGATTAGTAATTGAATCTTGTAAAGTAGCTTTTTAAAAAAGTATAATATCTTATTTTCTCCATCTCTTAAAAGATTATGAGTATCTGTAGCAATAAAATATTTAAGCTGTTTTTTGTTCATTTTAACTCCAGTTCATTGTTATCAGGATTAAAATAGCGTACCGTTTCGTAGTCACCATCCCAATTGTTGCCACTTGGCGCCGACACTTTAAACCGCCCATCTTTTTGCTTTTTAACACTAAAACTTTTTAGCGTTTGACCAAAAAACCGCAAAGTGTCTTTACTGAAAAAATACGGGGCAGTTACATTTGTTAGTCTTTTTATTTCATAAATTGTCATTATTTACCTCCATGTTATATTCTTTAGTGTCGTATGGCGGTCTGTCGAGAACATGTCCATATTTCATACCGAAATCTACCACCTTACCATTTTCTAAGGTTATTACTGGTCTTTCAGATTCTGTTTTAAATCTGTAAATGTCCTCCATGCCATCAAAGCTACCATGTTCAAAGGCTTCAACAATGCGTTTTACCGTGCTTATAGTATCTCCAACAGGCTTGTATAAAAATACTGATATATTATCACCCATTGAATAAGTTTCAGATTTAACCCATAGTTTTTTACAATTTATAATACCTTTAGACTTCATTATTTTTAATAGTTCTCTAAGTATTTTAGCAGTACCCGCAACAGTTATGCTTGTATGATCACTATTTTTATAATACCATGCGCTTACGCCATTTATTTTATATCCTTTATAATTAACTGTAATTTTTTTACGCAAAACTACACCTCCTTTTTTCTTTCATATTTAAAAACAACACCCGGTTTATTTTTATCTATTAATAAATCTTCGTTATCACTAACAAGTATTTGTGTTAGTTTATATTTCATTTTTTTTGCTTGCAATTTTGAAACTCCAGCAATTATTATATGCTCATCAAAAAAATCTTTAGCCATTGAAACCTCCTGTTTTAACATTGATTATTTGATAACTAATTAACATCGCTATAACAAATATAACACTTGTATTATTTTTAAGCAAGTAAAAAAATGAATTATATTTAAAATTTTTTTTAAGGTTAAATTATAACTTGAATATGAGCGACTTTTCTGCGTATAAACAAAAATGGTTTGAGTTTGTTGATTACAAACCACACCCCGGGCAAGAAAGAATACACAAGGCGGCGGACGATGTGAGATTTGTCGTGGCGTGTTGCGGCAGACGTTGGGGGAAGTCCATGGCGGCGGCGCGGGAAGCCGAAGCCTTAGTTACACAACCAAATAAAAATGTATGGATTGTTGCGCCTACATATTCAACATCCGAGCGCATATTTAGAATTGTATACGATGATTTAATTATAAAACACAATTTACCAACAAGGCGCAAATCTTTAAACGATCAATATATAGAATTTGAGTGGGGGTCTGTAATTGAGGGTAAGTCGGCTGAACATGCGGAAAGTTTGATTGGCGCTGGAAATCACCTTGTCGTTATAGATGAAGCCTCGAAAATGAATTTAAAAAAGATATTTGAAATGTATTTACGCCCCACCTTATCAGACACTAAGGGCAAATGTTTAATGATTTCTACGCCTGAAGGGTATGATGGGTTTTACGAGTATTACGTTTATGCACAAAAAGCTCCAATGTGGATGTCGTTTAATTCTCCATCTTGGGAAAATACATATAGCTTTCCAAAAGGTCAACAAGATGAAGACCTTGTTGAAGCCAAGGCAACAATGACGCGAGAAATTTATGATCAAGAATTTTCTGCGGAGTTTACAGCGTTAAGTGGTCGTGTATATGCAGACTTTTCACGCCGTAAACATGTTGGCAGTCATCCATACAATCCGATGTTACCTGTATATTTAACTCTGGATTTTGGATATAGGATGCCCGCCGCTTTATTCTTCCAGACCGCCAAGTTTGGCGACAAGGGAAAAGACCATATATTTATCATTGATGAGATTTTACATGAAAAAAACCTTAAAATTTCCGAACTTTGCAAAGCGGTACAAGATAAAAAATACCGAATTGCCCGCGTTTACGGTGACCCGGCTGGCTTTCAAATGCAGTCGTCCGTTGGCATGGGTGAGGCTGATATATTTAGGCAATTAACGGGTTTGCCCGTCATAAGCCGTAGGGATAAATATAGCCGACAAATTCAGTCGGGTATAAGCCACGTTCGGCAGTTTATCATGTCCGCAGATGGCGATATAAGATTGCATATTGATAAAAAATGTACGGGAATCGTAGAAGATATTGAATCTTACAGGTACCCAGAACACAAAGAAGGGTCTAATTTGAGAAACGAACCTTTAAAAGATGGTTATCACGACCACGGGGCGGATAGTCTTAGGTATGGGGTATGCGGTAGATTCCCAATACGAAACCAAAAATATAAAGTGAGCAAACGATGATTGAACAAGCACAATTTTTAATATCTGAATCATTACAAGAACAAAAAAAACTATATGCAAAAAACAGAAGGCAATCTATATTTAAATTGCTTGATTATTATGCTGGTGACAACACGGCGCAATATATAGAAGATAGATTTACTGCGGACGCATTTAAAGAAATTCCTGTTTCAGAGTTTAATGTTACCCGTCGCATGATTGACAGAATGAGTAGGATATACACGCTTGGAGCTATCCGCAACGTCAATAATAAATATGAGAACATGACTGTTAGCAAATCATATAAAATGAAACATGTCGAGAAGATGACGCGCTTAGTTGGTACAATAGCAACGCAAGTTGTATATAATGCAGAACCGAAACCATCATTTAATTATAATCCTGTTTATTATTTCGATGCTTTCTTTGATGATGACCCATTTACACCGTCCGCTATTACATATCCGTTAGTACAAAACGTACACGATATAAGCGATGCAAATAAATTAGCGTATGCGTATTGGGATAAGGATCACTATATAATGTATGATGAAGATGGTAATATAATGTTTGAGCAAATGCACAATTATGGAATTTTGCCCTTTGTATTTACGCACCGGGAACATCATTTAAACGAATTTTTTGTTACGGGTGCATACGACATTTGTGCCGCCAATGAACAAATAAATATTTTATTAACCGAGGCGGCTCTTGGTATGAGGTTCCAAATGTTTGGGCAATATGTTATAGAGGGCATGTATGAAGAAGAAAAACTTGTGCGTGCGGGATCATCTGAAATAATGGTTATACCGGAGCCAGCAAGGCTTGATATTAAATCACCACAAGCAAATGTCCGCGAGGCAATAGACCTTGTAAAAGCAATATTAGATTTAACAGCACAAAATAATCATTTGTGGATAACATTTGCAGAAGATGGCAAATCAGATAGACCATCAAGTGGTGTCGCGCTAAAGATTAAAGACTTGGAGCGCTTTGAAGATTACCAAGATGACGTTGAGCTATGGGAATCATACGAAAGAGATTTGTATGATGTAGAAAAAGTTATTGCAAAAGCCAACGGTGTTAATTTACCTGATAATATAGGTATAAAATTTAATGAGCCTGAATACCCGATGAGCGCACAAGATCAAATAGCGCTTGATACTTTTATGTTACAGAACAATCTAATAACTCAAAAAGACTTGATGTTAAAGTATAACAAACATTTAACAGAGCAAGAAGCAGAGAAGTTAGTATTAAACAATAAGGATGTAAATGCCCAAGGAAGCGAAAAAGAAGAAACAGGCGAGCAACGATCGGTATTTAATAGGCTACTTACGCAAACTCCGCCGTCTTAACGAGTTTGAAGTTGACGTTCCACAAGCGGACGTTAAAGAAGTCATAAATAACCCACGTCAATACGCTCTTGATTTTATAGAGCTTGAATTTGCGAAAGCCATACCTAAGTTTGTAAAAGCCTACAAGGAGGGATTTGCATTTGGAAAGAAAAACAAATGAAGAAAGACGATTTATATGCTTTTGCGTGGAGCGCAATATTGTTAGCAATAACATTTGTATTGTGGGTGTTGGATAAACGATGAAAAAGAGCATAGAATTACCATTTGGTTGGACGGAGTTATTTTATATAGTAACCGTTATTGTTGGTATGGGTTTTGGATATGGAAGCCTTGTTGCAGACATAAATGAATTGCGGGAAGACGTTGCAGAATCAAAAGAAGAAATAGCAACTTTATTAGATAAGCATAGTTTAAAAGAAGCCTCGGAACGTGAAAAATTAGAAGACAGGGTTTCATTCTATGAAAAAGAGTTTAACATAAATCCACTTAGTTGGAAACGTAAGAAAAAAAAGTAATGGTAAATATATGGGAAAACAAAAAAACGGTTTTACAGCCGATTCAATCCGTAGAGATGCAGATGGCAACACTATTGCTTGCCCGCATTGTCAAAATAAAGGAATAAGAAAAGATGGGTTTTCATATTATGGAAAGAACAGCCTTAAAAAACAGCGTTATTACTGTTATGAATGTGGACGCAAAACCGTGGCACCATTAATTGTTGAACACAACCAATTTGTTGTACAGGATATTCCTGTTGAAGAAATGGAAATTGATGATATTATTGCATACCGCAATAAGAAGTATCAACGCAAAATTACTTCACGCAAATCTAAAAATTTAATAAATGTTGATGTTAAATTACATGGCGCTATTGGGATATGTCATTTTGGTGATCCACACGTTGACGACGATGGTACAAACTTAGCAGAAATATACTCTTTATGCGATTTAATAAATAAAACAGATGGTTTGTTTGCGGGAAACCTTGGTGATGTACAAAACAATTGGATTGGTAGATTGCAACGATTATATGGGCAACAATCAACAACCGCAAAAGAATCATGGCGTTTAACAGAACATTTTTTAAACTCGGTAACATGGATATACTTAATAGCTGGAAATCATGATGTTTGGAGTGGTGACGGCGACCCATTAGATTTTATAATGCGCGATCACCCCGGAGTCTTTGAAGCATGGGGCGCTCGCATGAAGTTAAATTTTCCAAATCACAAATCAATACGCATAAACGCCAGACATACTTTTAAAGGTAATTCAATGTGGAACACGGCGCACGGAGTAAGTCGAGCCGTACAAATGGGTTGGCGTGATCATATTTTAACATGCGGACATACACACGTTAGCGGATACCAAGTATTAAAAGACCCTTCAAGTGGTTTAATAAGTCATGCCATACAAGTTGCCAGTTTTAAGAACATAGACGGATATGCCGACAAGCTCGGGTTGGAAGATAAAAATATATTTAATGCTCCTGTAACAATAATTGATCCACAGTATAACGAAGATGATAATAGGATGATTACAACAATTTTTAACCCTTACGAAGCCGCGGAGTTTTTGACATGGAAACGCAAAAAAAGAAAAGCGAGTTAAATTTTTGGGTATGGATGTATATGCGGAATACGGAGCTTTAGGGGTTTTAGTATCTTTATTTGTGTATGGATATTTTAAACAAGGGAAGCGAGCAGACGAACAGGCTGTAGCAATTGAAGATTTAAAAATTGAAAATAAAGGGCAATCTGAATCTATAGATAATATTGAGGCAATGGTAATTAAGTTGATAGATAGGTGGAATAAATCAGATTCAGAAGCTGATAGAAGGCACGAAAATTTAATTGAAAATGCAGAGCGTAGGCACGAGAAACTAACATTTGAATTACGAACACATAGTGAAAGTTTAAATTATTTAAAAGGTAAATTGGATCAAAAATGAATATTAAAGCATCAAAGAACTTTTCTTTTAGTAAGTCATCAGAAGCAATTGGAACTATTGTTTCAAGAACACTAAACAAAATGGCAAGGCATTTAAACGCTTCTATTCAAAAAGGTATTGACACCAGCACAGATATACATGGTAACAAATTTACAAAGTTAAGTAAAGATAGCACATTGCCGATACGCAATAGAAGAAATCACGGTTTTACACCACTTGATACCGCCAAAGTAACAAAATCTGGGCGCGCTTCATCAAAATCATTACGCGCAACGCGCATAACAACCGCAAAACCAAAAGATTTATTTCGCGGTATGACATCTAAAATTAGGATGGTGCAAGATCATGGGTTATTTCACAATGACGGATTTACAACAGGCTCAAAGTCAATGATACCAAATAAAACAGTACCAAAACGTGAATGGTTTGGTATTACGAAAGAAATGAAACCCGGTGGAAGCGCATACGAGAATTTTGTGCGTCTTGCATTGCGGTCTATGGTAAAATCTTTAAGGAAATAATGGCAAC